CCCAAAAGACCGTCTCCCACACCAAGTGTCGCGCTAGCTAAGACGACATCAGGCCTGAAATTCTGCCAACCCTTCCGCTTTAGGCGGTCAGGCAGCAGAGCCTGTATGTATCTTATTCCCTCTTGCTCCCCGCGATGGTTATGCCATCGCTTGGTCCACCGCTGCTCGTCATCGTGGATGACGATATCTCCGAGGACTTGTGGTCCTCGGCATCGTCTGACCCTTTCGGGCAAACGATCGATAACAGCGAACCAGGGGCGGCTCGAAACACAGACACCGAAACTTCGGTGACGAGTTTGTAGAGCCCGAATACCATTAGCAAGAGCAATAAGGTCCTGCGGTCCATTTGGATCAACTTTCATGTAGAATGGGCGAACGGGATTCCCTAAATGGAAATCCCCTCCGCAACTCTCTCGGAATGGCAAGCCACCCGAGAATGTTTTCTCATGATTGACGGTCAAACCAAGAAACTTTAGAACCTCCGACAACACACTCGCATACTCATCTCTGACGATGATGTCATCACCAAAGACAAATACGTCTACCCCAAGCTCGCCAAAGCCGCCCAACTGTCGTGAGACAGCGCAGGCAACCCCAGCGAACAGGATAGTTTCGAGCTCGAATGTGTAGCCGTTACCCATGCTTGAGAATTTCTCAAGCACACGCCACTTTCCATCAATCAGAGTCTTAGGACTCCTCAATGATGAAAGGCAAAAATGCCACTGTGGCGGTATCAATAACTTTACAAGAGTCGTTGATACGGTATCGCTAGCGTTTGAAAGGTCGAGAGTAGCAAACTCTCGCGACACAGAGGACTCACGGGCAACCCGCCTGTGAATCTCCTGAGCTCTATCCAAGTCCCAACCAGTCGCCCTTTTGAGGCGAGTTCGCAGTTCCCGGCCAAGGCCGAGCTGGTAGAATACATTGATGCTGGGTTCGACCGCAATGGATCGATCAGTCAATGCGTTCTTTGGAACAGTCATGTATCTGTTGCCAGACACAAAGGATAGCTTTCCGTGGTGGGACGCCACAGCGGCGCCCCACTGGGTACCAAGCCATTGAGGCAGGTACCAGACTGCTTCACGTGTAAGCGTGGGTACTGATGACATTTTGTCAGGCACTGTGGCCATTGTGCCCTTGTCAGAGAACGTCGACCCAGGTCCATGCCGACCAACCGTAAGGCTGTTCGGCGCAAACCCGATCCACGATTGGATGATTTTACGCACCTCTTCCAAAAAAGAAGAGATGCGGTCGTCCCGGTCGTCGGAGAGACGGTTTTCCGGTAAGTAACGACACAACCTTTCGTTTGCATAGAAGCAGTCCCTCTCACCCTGCTCCCATTTCT